AGCGCAAGAATCCAAGTATTTAAAAGAGCCTTACAATTATTAGATGATTTACCAAAAACAACAAGCACTACAAATTAAGTCGCTGGGCATAGGGGAGACTATGCAAGTAGACAAACGAGAAGGAAACCGAATACGAGCCTTACTATCGTATTACAAAAGTTACAACGGGAAACTATACTCCTGCAAAGAATTAACCAAAAATTGTTTAACCATAACTCGAAAGAAATGAAAAAGCTAAAAAATCCAATTATCCAAGATATTAACATAGTTGAAATAGACTATCAAAACACCTATTATACCGAATACACCGATGGTTTTATTATTTACCACCATAGATTCAAACAAGCAGACCTACGCTTTTGGGTATTAGAAAACTACGATATATCAAGAGGTCAAGTAAAGATTGAATTAGACCCTACAAGTATGGAGCAGGCAGAAAATCCTATTTACTTTACACAAGATGTAGAGGAGTTTATTAACGAGAATTACGAAGAATTGATTTTAGCAATCTTAAAGCAGCCAGTGCTGGCTTGTCAATCTTCTTTAGGTAGTGCTATTTATAACATTTGTAGACCACGATAATGGATTTCTTTGAAATATATTTTGGTAGTTCTTTAGAAGAAATGCTGGAAGAAATAGATACTTGGTACACTATAACTGAAGAATAATGAGCATTATAACTGTACACAAATTCATTAATAATCCGCCGAAGGAAAGTAAGCTGGATAAATTAAAAAGGCTTTATAGACAAACTTTAGAAGATGGTAACTACTGCAAATCAGTCCAGGCTATGTATCTTATAAATAAAGTCAAAGAAGCTGAAATACAAAGAGTTACAAACGATTACGAGCATCACATTTCGAAGCAAATAATTAAAAATAATTACTTAAATTTAATAAAATAAATTGTATCTTTAAAAACCAAAACTTAAAACTATGTCATTACTCAAAATTCAATCGGAGCTAAAAGCACCTAAAAATCAATTCAATTCCTTTGGAAAATACAAGTATCGTTCTACGGAAGATATATTGGAAGCAGTAAAACCTTTATTACTTAAGTACGGATGTACTATGATAATATCGGATAGAATTAAAGAAATAGCTGGACTTATTTTCTGCGAATCTTACATTCATTTTTATGATAAAGATAGTAGCTTTATTGAAGTTTGTGCTTCTGCTGGTATAGACCCAAACCGCAAGGGTATGGATATTAGCCAGTCTTTCGGAAGTTCAAGTTCTTATGCACGAAAATATGCACTACAGGGTTTATTTCTATTATGTGATACCAAAGATGCCGATGCAACCAATATGCACGATGCAGTTAAGATGGTAGAAGAGAAACTTAAGCCAATATTAAAAGTAGGTACTGAACTATTTGACAAATGCAGAGCAGGCTACCTAAAGGATTCAAAGAACCTAAAAGCTATTCAAGAGAGATATACAATGAATGATGAAACTTTTGAAGCACTAACTGCAAAATGAAATACTTTAAAGCAAGACCGAGTTCATTAGGGAAAATAATGAGCAAGTCAAAGAAGCCAGGCGAATTGTCGCAAACTTGCATAACATATCTTAAAGAATGCTATGCTGAAGACAAAGAAGAACTATCATCCAAGTATTTAACCAAAGGTATCTTATTAGAAAACGAAGCTATTGAGTTTGCATCTAAAGTTTTATACGGTGGTATTAAAGCCTATAAAAACGAAGATATTTATGCTAACGAATGGTTAGTAGGAACTCCCGATGTTATCCTTGAGAACTCTATTATTGATACCAAGTGTAGTTGGAATAGAAAGACTTTACTTGATTCAGCTTTAGAACTTAATACTGATTACGAATGGCAGTTAAGAGGCTATATGATGCTTTGTAATAAAGAGTACGCTACGCTATTCTATTATTTAGGCGATACTCCAGCAGCAGCTAATTATGGTGTCAAAGTAAGCTATTCACATTTAGAAGACTTTGAACGCTGGGTATCTTACGAGTTTAAACGAGATTTATCTATTGAGCAAGATATTATCGAAAGAGTTGAACTTTGTAGAGCCTGGCTTCAAAAATACGATGCCGAGATACAGGCAAAATTAGGTACACGAATTATAACCCTTTAAAAAAAATAAAATGGCAACAATTATCAATGCATCTATTGATGTAACAAAAATCGACAGAACAAAATTAATCAAAGAGAAGTATTTAAACCTATCTATTATTGTAGATGATAAGAATGATAAGTTTGGTAACAATGTTTCAATTACTTTAAACCAGTCCAAAGAAGAAAGAGATGCTAAAGCACCTAAAACTTATATGGGTAATGGTAAAGTAGTTTGGGGATTAGGTAAATTAGATGTGAGTACAAATTTAATTACATCAAGTGAAATATCAGATACATTTGGTTTATCAAATAAAAGCGTATCTGTGAGTTCTGAAGACGGTCTACCCTTTTAACTAACGAAATTACTGCTGCTACAAGCGTTCTTTTTGCGGTAAAGATAAGAGGTGTCTGCGAACAATATTAGGGGAAAGTTTTACAATTTTAGCAGAAGATTACACCCAAATGCTAACTCGTAGCGTTAGTATTTTAAAATTATACGATATGGATTTTTTAGAGGAATATAGAACTGGTAATGTTACGATTGAGGATTTAAGCCAAAAGTATAACATATCGCAAAGGCGAATAAGAGAAGTCTTAAGAGCCAAAGGAATAAGAACAAAGCACTTAAAAACAAAGAAAGTAACTTTAGAAACGAATGCTATTTTTAATGACTTTTTAAAGTTGTATTTAGTTGAAGGTAAGCCGATTAAGCATTATGCAGAGAAGTTTAATGTCCCGTTATCTTCTTTAAATAAAAAGCTGGATAAATACTTTAAATTGCGAAAGAAGTAGTATATTTGCAATGTATTAAGTATCTAATAGGAAGTAGAGAGCCTGTTAGATATTACCTAATGGTTATATTATAACCTGAAACCTATCGTAACTCTCTACCGATGGGTTTCTTTTTTTTACTCAAATGAATACATTTTATTTTTCACACGATTATACCGCCAGGAGCGATATAAAAATTAAAAAGCTAATAGCTACTCAAGGTATGCTTGGCTATGGTATCTACTGGTCTTTAGTAGAAGATTTATACCACAACAATAACAAATTAGAAGACAATCCAGCTTTACTTGCTTACGATTATAGATGCACAACTGAATTGATTAAATCGGTCATTAATGATTTTGATTTATTTATAGTTAAGGATGGGTATGTAAGTAGTAATAGTATACAAAAAAGGTTGGATGAAAGGAATGATAAAGTAACTAAAGCTAAACAGTCTGCAAGCAAAAGATGGGAAAACAAGGGTAAAAATGCGGATAATATAGAAACGCAATGCGACACGAATGCGAACGCAATGCGAACGCAATGCGATGGCAATGCTATAAAGGAAAGTAAAGTAAAAGAAAGTAAAGTAAATAAAAGGAAATTAAAAGAAGAAGTAGTTTTTATTCCTCCTGTTTTAAATGATGTCTTACTTTATTTTGATGAAAATGGATATTCAAAAGAAGCAGCAACTAAAGCCTTTAATTATTACACTAATTTAGGTTGGAAGAACAGTAAAGGCAACCAGGTAATAAATTGGAAAAACACGATGCAGAATTGGTTTACTCCTGAAAATGAAAAGAAAAAATACCATCTTTACCCTAAATTAATGAACTAATGGATTTTATACGCAAATATTCGGATATATCCGATTCTCTTAATACTCTTTACGAAAAAGGTTTAAATAAAGGTGCTACGGTAGGATTCTCACAAATGGATAACTTAATCTCTTTTAAAAAAGGTGCAACTTCTTATATTTACGGAACACCTGGAAGTGGTAAGTCTGAATTTTGGTGGGAATGCCTAATAGCTTTAACAAAAAAACATAAATGGAAGCATTTAATCTTTAGTCCCGAAACAGGAACACCAACTGAAATCTTTGCAGAGATACTACACAAATGGTCAGGTAAATCTTTTTATGATTTGGATGGTAATAGAGTAGGCAAAATGACACAGGCTGAAATGTTTAGATATGGTCAAGAAGTAAGTGAGTATTTTTATGTAATGGATACAGGCGAAAGAGATATTACTTTAACTGACTTTTACGCTTCGGTAGAAAACTTTGATGTACAATTTGATACGGTTACTACTGACCCTTTTAACGAGGTTAAGCACGAACTAAACGGCGAAGCAAGGGATATGTATATGGCAAGAGTTTTGGGTAAAATTAGGATGTATTCAAGAAAATATAACTACCACCACGCTATCATTATGCACAACGCAAGAGAGACTGGAAGCAAAAGAGAGCAAGATGGTATAAGCTATTATCCACCTGCTGACCCACGATATATTGATGGCGGAGAAACGGCATTTCGTAAAGGCGAGCAAATGATTTGCGTTTGGAGATACCCTAAAGGCTTTAAAGATGAATTTGGTAATGTGTATGAAGCTAACCAGGTTAAAATAATAGTTCAAAAGACAAAACCAAAGGGAATAGGTAATTTAGGCGAATTTGACTTATTCTTTGATAAATATAAAAACTGCTATTACGAAGAAATAAACGGCATAAAAAGTTATGCTGGAAATTATGTTACATTTGAAAAACCAAAAATATTACCTTTTTAATTATGAACCAAGAAATATTAATAATGTTTGTATTAACAATAATACAAAATGCAAGTTTTACTTTAGTTAGTAGAGCAAGAAATAGTAATAGTCTTTTATTTCATACAATTTCAAGTCTAATTAGTAATGGGATATATTTACTTGTAATTCAGCAGGTAGTAACTAATTTTAAAAATTTACCAATTTTAATTACTTATTTAGTAGGTTCTGTTACTGGTTCTGTTTTAATGCACTATTTTAGTATGAAATATATTGAAAAATTTAAAATATTTAAAAAATGAAACATATAGTTTGTTATTCAGGCGGGCATAGTTCAGCAATAGTAGCTATTGAAGTTACAAGAAAGTACGGTAAAGAAAATGTTATCCTTTGCAATCACGAATGTATTTTAGAGGATGCAGATGTAGAACGCTTTGAGAAAGAAGTAGCTAATTATTTAGGGTTACCAATTACTTATGTATCATTTGAAGGACACGAAACAAAAGACCAATTTGATGTGGTTATTGAAAAAGGTAGTTTTGTTAATCCAAAGACAAGACAAGCCTTATGTACTTCGGTTATGAAGACACAACCGTTTATGGAATGGCTTAAAATAATACCTGGCGAGTTTATAGTTTATTACGGATTTGATAAGAATGAGCCTAATAGAATTACAAGAAGAAGTTCAATAATGGCTGCTAACGGTTATAAGACAGATTACCCTTTAGTATGGAGCGAGAGAACTATATTTGAAACAACTGAAATAGGCATAAAAAGACCTAACCTGTATTCAGTATTTAAACACGCTAATTGTATTGGATGCCTTAAAGGCGGTATGCAACACTGGTATGTTGTATATTGTGAAAGAAAGGATATATTTGAAAAAGCAATTAAGACTGAAGAAGAAATAGGTTACTCTATTATAAAGAATAATTTTCTAATAGACTTAAAGCCTAAATTTGCAGAGATGCAACGATTAGGAATAAAACCAACAGAACATATTAATCAAGGTAAGTTTTGGAGAGATAGTAAAAAGAAATTAGCTGGAGTAATGCAGTTTGATTTTGAAATTGATATTAAACCTTGCGAATGCGTATTTTAAAACTAAACATATATGACACTACAAGAATTTGCTAAACATTCGGAAGCCAGGCTTTTTAGTTTAGAATTATTTGAACAATTACCAATCCATAAGCTATCTTCGCAATATTATGTGGATGCTTTGAGAGAGATAATTAATTTAATTAACCCAGTACAAGACAAGAAATTTATTTTAAGCGATGAAAAAGTTACACGAGTTAAGTGAGCCATTAAAAGCTATTTTACAGGATGAATTAGATAAAAGGATTCCAAAGACTGATTTTAGACAGGCTACTTTATTTAGGATAGCAGATTTACTTTTAGTGATGCAAATAAAGCTATTAGAGGCAAATAAAACTAAATTAGGTACAAAGACCTACCAAGATAATTTAACTGCTTTAGAAACGCTTAATTTAGCTTTTGTGATGATGACTGATTTAGAAGGAGAAAATTCTTTATTACGAAGTGAATTATTAACTTTGAGGCACGAAGCGGAAATAATTATAGCAGAATTGACTGAAAGAGTTAAAACGCTTGAGATGATAGATGACTTGTAAAAGATGTATAGGTGCAATTGATAAGATTTAACACCTGTAATATTTACAAAGGATATAATGTCTT